AGAAGGAGAACTAAAAGGGCATTTAAAAGCACCTTTGAAAGACCACATTGAAGGTGGTAAGAGCTTTACAAACCGATGTGATGATATGTTTGTCATTCACCGATTGATTAAACATCCTGAACATAAATACAAAACTTGGATTCAAGTTGAAAAGGTCAAGGATATGGAAACTGGAGGCAAACATACCGAGATGGACTTTCCTGTAATATGTGATTTCAATTCAGGCATCGGCTTCCAAATAAACGGAGTAGACCCTTTAACACCATTTAGACCTAAAGAATTTCAAACAACGCTTGCATCTGCAAAAGATGTGATTTCAACATCGGAGAAACTCCGTAATTTAGCAAACCAAAACCCTTTCTAATGGACATCGGACTACAAAAAATAAAGACAGGAGCAAACCTGTGGAGTATAAAAAAACGAATCCAAAACGCACGAGAGCAAATACTTAAAACAAGACCTGAGGCTCAGGATTACATCAAAGGCGCAGAGCAAAGCGAAGAGGAGCTATTAGAAGCTATAAGCTTTTTGACAAACCTATACGAACACGCAGTATCGATAAGTAGAGAAAATACAATTCTCGCTAACCGAAACATTGAGCAAACACGAATAATCAAAGAATTAGAAAACCAAATCAAGTATAATAAAATAGAAAACGAGTTATGACAAAGACAAAAAAATTAGTAGCATTGACCGCCTTCCTTCCTGTATTGGCAGACTTCATCGAAGATTTAAATGACCAGTACGTCTTTAAGCAGACGTTGAAGCGCAAAGCAAACATCCTTGCAGACGAAATTCAGAAGGTGGATAGAGAAATCCTACGAATAGACGGAGAGAACGCAGGTAAGATATTTGACGAGCAAATTCAGTTGCAGATTTTGTTTCGCCAATGGATTGAAGAAGTAATTGAATTAGACTGATGAGGTGCAAGAACTGCAAAGAGAAGTTTGAGCCTATCCGCTTTAATCAAAAATACTGCTTGAATAAGATGTGCGTAGCAGCTTGGGTGCAGGAAGCAACCATAAAGAACTGGCAAAAGAAAAAGAAGAAAATGCAAGCAGAGTTAGAGACGGTTCAAGACCTTGTTAAAGCAGCTCAGTTGGTATTCAATAAGTTTATCAGGCTGCGAGATAAAGACGAACTCTGCATATCTTGTAAGCAAACACCAAAGAAAGTTAACGCAGGTCACTTTTGGAATGCTAACAATCATTGGAATGTACGCTTTGATGAGGACAATGTACACGTCCAATGCGAGCGGTGCAATAGCTATTTATCAGGCAACCTCATTGAATATCGTCAGCACCTACTAACAAAAATTGGAGCAGAGAGATACAATCAGCTTGAAGCAAAAGCAAGGGTAACACGAAAATTTACCAAAGACGAACTAAAAGAAATAATTAAAACCTATAAAAACAAAATAAAAGATGGAACACAATAGCGACTTTAGATACGATTTAGAAATCGGTAAGGAATTTGAGACTCAATTATTTGAGGTACTTGGTAAAAGAATAGAAGTTAAACGAGACTTCAAATGCTTAGATACAGGCAACATATTTGTTGAGTATGAAAGCAGAGGTCATAAAAGCGGAATAAGCACAAGCCAAGCAGAATATTGGTGCTATTGGTTAAGCGATGACCATTGTATTTTGATTAAGACGGACACTTTAAAACAAATGTGCAGAAAATATTTAGGCACTTCTAAGGATATTTTAGGCGGAGATTCCAACACCAGCAAAGGAATTTTGCTTCCAACTAAAGATTTTTTAGATAAAAGTATCAATTATTGATATTTATTTATATATTTGTCTAAATATTTAATTTATACGCTATGGAAACAAATCAATTAATTCAAGAATTACGAGGTTCAGACTTAGAAAGCTGGATGTTAGTGCAAAGAGCTTACAAAACTTATGCTCACGGTGAGGACATTATGGAGTGTGGATTTAATAAAATGTCAGGATACGTTTACATTGCTTTAGAAAACGGAGTGCAAATTGCTTCCTGTTTTGGTCAAGATGTAGATTACATTAAGTATGATTTTGAAACAAGTGAAGAGTATTTTTTTGATACTTATGAAGAATCCTTAAATAACTAATCATGAAATATACCTATCTACCCGATACGCATACAATCTTTGAAGCCAACGGAGAGCTGCATTTAGTATCTGAAAACAGAACAGTAATTATTGACTGCGAAACGCTTTATAATGACCTTCCTTTTATTATTGAGCTGGTATTAAAAGCCAGAGAAGAAAGAACAGAACTTATCGAAAAAGAATTAATACAAATAATAACACAAAAAACAAAAACGCTATGAAGAATTTATTTAAATCGTTGGCAATGTTCCAACAAGAAGTGCCTGTCATTCACAAGGCAACACAAGGTTACGGCTATTCTTACGCTGACTTGCCTAAAATCTTTGAAGTAATCAATCCGCTGCTAAAAAAACACGGACTTGGATTTACTCAAACCCTACACACCAAAGACGATGTTAATTACATTGCTACGATGGTATTTCACGTTGAGTCAGGAGAGAACTTAGAGAGCCTTGTTGCTATCCCTTACGTTCAACTAAAGGGTATGAATGACTTTCAATCGTTTGGTTCTGGTGTAACCTATTACCGCAGATATGCACTCAGTTCTGCTCTTGGTTTAGTGACGGACAAAGACACGGACGCATCAGGTGAGCAAGTTAAAACTGAGAAGAAATTACCTGCTATTGACCAAAAGCGATTTGCTTCAGCAGTACAAGCCATTGCAAAAGGCGAATACACTCGTGAAAAGCTCGAAGCATCGTTTGCATTAACTGAAGGTCAAACGGATATGCTTAACGCACTATGAAGGCTCTCAAAATTAGGTGTTCAGCTATCGGGAAACTGATGGCTACACCTCGCTCTAAAAGCGAAATACTAAGCCAAACGGCAAAGACTTATATCCACGAGTTAGTATTAGAACACAAATACGGCATCAAGAAGGAGTTTTCAAGCCGTTACACGGACAAAGGCAACGCAGTTGAAGATGAGTCTATCTCGTTGGTTAATGATGTCTTAGATGTAAAATTTATCTACAAGAACGAAGAGTCTTTTGAGAACGATTGGATAACAGGTACACCTGACGTAAACACGGAGGATGTATTGTTAGACGTTAAAAGCTCTTGGGATGCTACTACCTTTCCGTTTTTTGATACTGAAATCCCTACAAAGGATTACTACTACCAACTTCAGGGTTATATGTGGCTCACAGGAAAGACTCAATCGATGCTTTGTTACTGCCTTGTAGATACTCCACTTGAAATGGTAGAGGACGAAATCAGACGTGCGCATTGGAAACTGCACAAACTTGACGAGGATTTAGATTTGCGTGAAGAGGTTGAAAGTAAGCATCAGTTTTCACACATTCCTAAGAATCGCAGAGTTAAAGTTTTCTATGTACAAAAAGACGAGCAAGTAATTGAGCAGATAAAAGAAAAGATAGAACTTGCTCGTGAGTATTACAACGCACTAATTCAAATGCTATGAACCAAGAAGTAACCGACAAAGTAGTTTTATCCGTAATGGCAAAGTATGCTGAACGCTCAGCAACTGGGCTAAAGAAATACGGAACTACATTAGACCGAGAAGATTTAACGCTTGACCAATGGATAAACCATTTGCTTGAAGAGTTGATGGATGCCACGCTTTATTTGAGCCGTATTAAAAAAGAGATTGAGCTACATTATGTCAAAGGTTTTTCAGATGGCTATCGAGAAGCGAAAAACACGGAACAAAACAAACAAGGATAAGGGGTAAAAATTGCCACATAAGTTAAATTAAAATGTAAACCTATAAGCTTACAAAACAGTTGAAAATTTAAACTTATAAGCTTAAACAACAAGAACAATGAAAATACAAACAGAATTTATAAGAATGGGTGAGGGTACTACCTACCACGAGCAGTATTTTGAAACACAAACGCTTGAAAAAATATCCGTAAGCAACTGGCGATTGATTCAAGATTTGGTTGATGACTTGGCGCAGATATTAAGCGAGGGTAAAAAAGTAAAAGTAGACGTACAAATTTTAGAACAATGAAACAAAAAGAATATAAACCAACCCGTCAAGATAAAAGTCGAAACGAACTATCAGCATACGGCACAATGATACTGGTAACAGTAATCGCAATTATTTTAGTAATCAATTTAATCTATAATTTATAATGGAAAACAAAACAAACACAGGAGCAATCTTTAAGAACGACAAAAAGACGAGCGACAAACAACCTGACTACAAAGGAAAGGTAAACGTTAACGGCAAAGAGATGGAAGTAGCTCTATGGGTAAAGCAAGGTAAAAACGGAAGTTTCTTCTCCGCTGCATTTAGCGAGCCGTATGTAGCACCAGTTGAACGTGCGCCAATTGGAGATAGTATTGACGATGATTTACCGTTCTGATATGTACATCAACGATGAAGACCTACGGAAGCAGATACACAAACTCCTACTTACCCGAACACGAAACCAAATCGTAGAGGACATTAAGTTATTAGGATACAAGATGCATCACTTCCAAGTAAACAACTTCCTCAAAGGCAAAGACGTCACCTTATCAACACTTCACAAGTTAGATAACTACGTTAGCCGAGAGGTATATTTAAACGGATTAGAGCCACTTTAACAGGTGGCTTTTTTTGTAGGCAACTTGTTTGATTAAAATATAGTCTTATATTTGTTTAGAATTTAACCAATGAACGCACTAAATATCTTATCAAAGCATCATAAGGAATGGCTTAACATAGTCCGTTTATTTGGTGACAACGAGTTCGCAGAAGATGTAGTACAAGACGTCTATTTAAAGATTGACCAATACAACTACTACGATAGAATCATTCAAGACGGAGAACCAAACCGTGCGCTGATGTGGATACT